CCAAAGTCAGCGTAGCCATAGGTATCAACATCAAACTCGGTGTTCTTAACCGAATTTGATAGAGCAGCCCACTTCTGGTTGCCCTTCAAACCCTCAAACACAGCACCGGGTCCATGTTTAAATTCGATACTCTCTGTTGGGACAGAACTAAGACCCATCAGAACGAATTTAGACACGATACCAATGAGATGTTCATGACGGTCAGGTAAAATAACCTGACGTGCCACCTCATCACATCGGTAAAACTCTTCTACCGCTTTACGATGAAGAAATTCCTCATCTTCTGACGGTAGTTGAGTTTTCTTAAAGAGCCAAAGTGCTTCTCTAATGCACTTTATGACGCCTTCATCAGCGTCCTCTCTAAGATCCCCGGAGAACGGTTCGAATACTTCACTGAGCATACCAGAGAGAAATCTCGGGATTGCTCCCCCCCTAACTCGTTTAAAGCCAGGTGGGCAGGTGAACTTACCGAAGGCGATTCCTTGAACAAAGGCATCGCCCAAAGTAGGTAAGGCTATGGTAAGGAAACCATAACCCTCGTTTTCGAACCTTGACTCGATCGAAATAAGATCCCGATCGAGGCCTTTCACACCAGGACATAGCCTACTGAAGTCATTTAGTAGGCTCCGTAGGAGTTTGGCCGGACTTTTCATCAATACCTCCTTGAGGTGGTTGATTCCGAGTCTTAGCTACATCTCCTGGGACATATTGTCCCTTAACCGCAAGATCTATCGCGCGAGATCTCTCAGAGTCCGCTGAACAACCAACCAGCATCACAACAAGAATTGCTGTGACACCGAGATAGATTATCGAACGAATCCAAATGGCTAGAATCAGGTCAGCGTGATAACTGTCCCGGGTATTCATCATGAATATCCCTTCAAGACAGTTATGACTGATACTGGATCAGCCGTGCGGTTGTAACTTCACTATCATCACGATAGTCAGTCAGGGCCTTCGCCAACGCAATAATAGCCGCGTCGGTGAACCCAAAACTAGCTCGTTGAATAGTGAGCGAAACGGAAGAAGTCTTCCGCTTCGTCAAGCCGGAATAAGGATCGACGGCATCAACACTCTGTACAATCTGTACATAGTGACGAGAACCACCGTCCTTATTCTTGGTGTGGTTGGTAATGACAGAGTAGCCATTACCTCCCGTATCCACCCGCTCAGACCCGTACCCATCGGACTTGACAACTGCCAAGACCAACTGGGGTGTAGGCGAAGCGGCGGCAACAGTTACTGGATCTGCAAGCATAAGTCGTCTCCTTGTTGAAAATGAATGGTCAAGAACGAGGGTTAAATCCCTTGCCCTTGCTATTTACGGTACGTTGCGCAAGTAACGCACCGATGATCGACTTCTGATAAGCCGACAAACTTGTCGGTTCAGAAGTGCAGTTCACATCAAGGATCGTAGCAACATCCCTACGCGTTTCACACGTGTAGTTGTAAACAGATGTGTGGACATTACTCCTAATAATTTCGGAGTTCTGTGTTTGCATATTGTTTACATAATGTTGCGTAGTCGATCGCGATTTCGACTTGAAGTCTGTGATCAGTTTACCTTCCGTTTGGCAGGTAATCAGACCCCAGTTGATCAATCCCGGATCCCTGTTAATTACTTCGATACATTCGATGTAATTCCCAAGGCCTGTGAAATAGTCAACTAGCCAGGTCCACGGTACGAGATTATAAACGTCCGTGACTCTGGGCACGACTCCTAACCTGTCTAACCATTGGTCATACAGGAAACGAACACCACATATGGGAGGAAAGTCGAAAGTTGCATTTACAACTAAACGCAACTCAGACGATCTCTCAATTCGTGAAGAGCTCGAAGAATCGAACTCCCACGGCGAGGTGTCGTAGTTGAAACCGGAGACGCCCGATTCGCCTGAAACAAAAGAACGTTTCACGCGAAAAGTCGTTGGTTTTCCTGCTCGAGACATAAGGAAATTAATCCTTTTGTTGATCTTTGCAGGCGATTCCAACAAGTCTACTATGTCCTTGTAAAGTTGCTTCCATCCGAAGTGATACGATAAGTACTCACTAGGGACTTCCTTAGCGACTCCGCCGAGATCGAAGATTTTCTTTCTCAACGAGGGTGAGCTCTGGAGGGAAACGTAAAACTGACGTAACTTCTGCATCGTGTTCTGTAATTGCAGAACACTTTGTGGTAAGTCGCGCAGTTCAGCCAAGTTTCTGAACAAGGTGTAATCCCGTTTATTTGGGGTATACTCCTTGAGCATAGCTAAAACGTGGGCTTGACTAAGCCCCACATTATAAGCTATCTCAGAGTTACGAAGGCTGTTACAAGTACTAGCAGACAGCGTAGCTGCGGTAGGTCCGATCGTGCTGTACCTGTTGTCAGTTCCCCCATCTTTAGCATCGCCAGTACCACCGGCGATCTGACATGGGTCTGAACCAACTGGAGGAGCAGCATAAAACTCCGATCCGACCGAATACAAATCGGAAACGGTTCTCGGCGGAGAGTTAAGATACCCTTTAAATAAAGTAAGGGTACCCTGACTTGAGCCAATAAGCCGAGTACGAGATGTAGTGTCCTTGAGGACGTCTGGCAATGGATCCTGATTACTCAGGCCAAAGCCATAGGCGTCAGTAAAACCGGAATGGACAACATAAGGTGAACGGCAACCTCCAATGTTCATGTAGTTAACATGTTGATTGAAGGAGTCAACCACCCTTTTGTTTTCGATTCGCCGCCCTAGTAACAAAACTGAGGCAGTTTGTCGCCATTTGGTTCGGTTTTCCTCGGTTATAACTCCAGGCGCAACCTTAAACTTGCTCGTTGGGTCGATCGCAACCGCGAAAGACTTAATAAGCTCGTAGGGGATGTACTTGTAGATAAACCACTCGAGTCCCGTAGCTTGTTCTTTCAACCTTTGGAAACGATACTCATATAACCTATGAGGATCATAGCCTTCCGGAAGCCCGCGCGTATCTTTACGATCGGGTCCCAAAGGGTCTATTATCGTAACCATGGTTGAACTCCTGTAGATGTGAAAGGCTCTAGGCCCCTTGAAGAAGG